TGTTATCATAATGCTAACAGTTCTGCAGAATGGCGCCCGTGCACGCGCACGGCAGCGATTTTAAACCATAGCCAACATAGCCAACATTGCCAACATAGCTTTTTGACAACAAAAAAGTTATCCACAGATTTGTATACAAAAGGGCAATAAAAAAGGGCCCTAAGCAAAAGGGCCCCAGCCCTATGTTAGTGACCACTAACCCGCTCGCCAAAAAGTGAGTGCTTACTAACCTGGGCAGTTAGTTAGTGCTTACTAACTGGCGAAGTTAGTGCTCACTAACCTGGTTAGTTAGTGCTTACTAACTTGCCTGGCTGGCAACTGTAAGTGAGTGCTTACTAACCTGGGGGGTGGGGGGCCATCGCTTGGCCGGTCTCGGCTACGGCGGTATCAGAAGAAATTTTTTTATTTTTTGTAGAAAGCCAACCTTGCCAACATGACCCACAAATGCGCTAATATCCAGCCATGTTCAAATCCATCCCCTTCACCCCGCGCAAGATAGAGGCGACTGAGGCGCGTCTTCAGGCGATCTATGACGCTGCCGCCTTGGGTCTGAAGGGCGACTCGTTGGCCTTGGCCGCCGGGATGCTGCCGCAAGAGTTCAGGCAGCTGTGCGAGTTAGACCCGGCAGCGGACATGGCGGTCTTGAAGGGCCGCGCCGACAGCGAGATGGAGGCCAGCTCCCACCTGCGTGAAGCAGCACGTTCTGGCGACGCCAAAGCAGCGTTGGCGATCCTGCAGCACGCCCACGGCTGGACAGCCCGCCAAGAGATTAGTGTCGACATCACCAACAAGATCAGCATCACGCAGGCGCTGCAACAGGCGCAAGAGCGCGTCATCGACGGGCTGATTACGGAACAGCAACCGGAGTATTTGGAAAATGCCGCAGAACGCACTCGCACCGCCGTCGGTTAATACACTGCGCCAACGCGCTACAATTACGCCGCCCATGTCAACGTTTGACCGCGCGTTGCAAGCGTACCCTTATCTTGCGGATAAAGACATTCATAGCGTGACCACCATAAACCCTAAAGACAATCGTTTTTTAGAGTTTTATCCGCCCGATGAACCGGGGTCGCCGCAGTACCCGCGCCCAAAAGAACTTCCAATGGGTAAAGTAGGCATTCAAATTCTTAGTAATAAAACGCGGCCTATTGATGTTCTTGCGGATTATGTAAGCCACCACGCCGTCAATGCAGACCCCACGTTGCAATCGCTATACGCAGAATTTGAAGCCAATGTTGACCCTAACGTATTGCGGCAACGGTACGAACAGCACAGGAAAAAATTTGGTGAAAAACGCCCTTACGAAATATGGAAAGAACGTACCGGACTGCCGGAGCTTTTTAGGGGGTATACCTTTAATCAGTGGGACAACGCCGAACAAATGTACACGCCAACGCAACTAGGCATTTTGAACCGAGTGCGTGATTACGTTGGGGTTAAGTAATGGCGCAACAGCCGATCTATGACGCCGAGGGCGAGCAGCTCCTAATGACGCGCCTCTGGGCGCCGACCATCGCTGACGACCCCGAGGCGTTCGTGCTGTTCGCGTTCCCGTGGGGGCAGCCCAACACGCCACTGGTTAAATTCAAAGGCCCACGCACTTGGCAGCGCAAGATACTGCGCAGGATCGCCACGCACATCAAGAACAACCGAGGCCAGCTAGATATGGACGCCCTACGCACTGCGGTGGCGTCCGGTCGAGGCATCGGTAAGTCCGCGCTCGTCTCTTGGCTCGTCTTGTGGATGCTGTCGACCCGCATCGGATCGAGTGTGATCGTCAGCGCCAACAGTGAGGCGCAGCTGCGGTCAGTCACTTGGGGTGAGTTGACTAAGTGGCAGGCAATGATCATCAACAACCACTGGTGGGAAATCAGCGCAACGAAGCTGGTGCCTGCCAAGTGGCTGACTGAACTGGTCGAGCGTGACTTGAAGAAGGGCACACGCTACTGGGCAGCCGAGGGCAAGCTCTGGTCGGAAGAGAACCCCGACAGCTACGCGGGTGTCCACAACCACGACGGCATGATGCTGATCTTCGACGAAGCAAGCGGTATCCCCGACGCCATCTGGTCGGTTGGTGCAGGCTTCTTCACGGAACCCATTTTAGACCGGTACTGGTTCGCGTTCTCCAACCCCCGGCGCAACCAGGGCTACTTTTACGAGTGTTTCCACGCCAAGCGCAACTTCTGGCAGACAGAGAACATCGACTCACGCACAGTCGAGGATACGGACAAGCAGATATATGAGCAGATCATTGCGGAATATGGCGAGGATTCGCCACAGGCTCGGGTTGAAGTCTACGGAGAGTTTCCATCAGCTGGCGAAGATCAGTTTATTGGTGCGAGTGCTGTCGACGACGCCGCCAGTCGGCCAAAATACAAGGATGAGACGGCGCCAATTATTGTCGGCGTTGACCCGGCTCGAGGCGGTGCGGACGCGACCGTCATCGTCGTCAGACAAGGGCGGGATTTAGTGGCAATCAAGCGCTACCACGGCGAGGACACCATGACGACCGTAGGCCGCGTGATTGATGCGATCGAAGAGTACCGCCCGGCGCTGACCATCATCGACGAGGGCGGTCTGGGTTACGGGATACTTGACAGATTAAAAGAACAGCGATACAAGGTGCGGGGAGTGAACTTCGGCTGGAAGTCGAGCAAACCGGTCATGTGGGGCAACAAGCGCGCTGAGATGTGGGGCGCAATGAAGGAGTGGCTCAAAACGGCCAGCATCCCCAACGACCGGCAGCTCAAAGCCGACTTGACTGGCCCCATGAAGAAGCCCGACTCGTCGGGTACGATCTACTTGGAAGGCAAGAAAGAGATGAAGTCGCGTGGGTTGGCGTCACCGGACGCAGCCGACGCGCTGGCAGTGACGTTCGCGTTCCCGGTGGCTAGCCGGGAGTCTAGCTTCGAGCGGACAGCGCGACGCAGTGATGGGTATGGCCAGCGGCAAGTGGCCGCAACAGGCTGGATGGGGGCGTGATGGCAACGAAAAAGAGCGTGTCATTGAGTGTTGGCCGGGGCGAGAAGCTGCCGGTCAGTAAAGGCGCGGGTCTGACTGCCAAGGGGCGGGAGAAGTACAACCGCGAGACGGGCTCAAACCTGAAGGCGCCGGCACCGCACCCCAAGACGAAGGAAGATGAAGGTCGTAAAAAATCCTTTTGTGCTCGCATGTCTGGAGTGGCAGCGAAAGCGAAAGACGGTGAACGCGCCAAAGCGGCGCTCAAACGATGGAAGTGCTGACTATGGCGACGAAACCAGGACTCTACGCTGCAATTCACGCAAAACGCGAAAGAATTAAGGCCGGATCAGGCGAAAAGATGCGCAAACCCGGCTCGCCTGGCGCACCGACAAACAAGGACTTCAAGCAGTCGGCCAAAACAGCCAAAAAGGGGAAGTAAGATGCCACTCGTTAAGTCGAAATCAGAAAAAGCGTTCAGAGAAAACATCCGCGCCGAGGTAAAATCAGGCAAACCGGTCAAACAGGCCGTGGCTATCGCGTATGCAACCAAGCGCGCGGCGGCTAAACCCGCGAAAAAGATGAAATAAATGGAACTTTCGCCCGACGAACAAGCGGTCATCGACTACCACAGGTCAAACCTGTGGCAGGGCCGGGGTTTAAAGAACCCTGATGGGTCAATTACGACGTTCAAAGGGTCTGTAATTGGCGCCGACGGCGGGCACATGATTTTGCCAACGTACTGGCATGGCCAAGTGCGAGATATTCCGCAAGCCATGCGTTTTGCCATAAAATCGGGCATCAAGTTTCCAGTTTATCCAACAGTTAAAGAAGCTTTGGCTGCTGAACAACGCCTGCACGGTATCATGGAGCAGGATTTGCGTGATTACGCCGCGCGCCCGCAACCGAAAACGAAATAAATGGACTATACCGGCATAAATAAGGCAGCAAAAGTCGCTGATGTGGGTGGAAATCCACCCCCAAACGACGGCAAAAGCAGAGACGACACGCTAGCCACCATGCGCAAACGGCTAGAAATGGCCATTTCTGCGCTGTCTGAAAGCCGTGAAGATGAGTTGGACGACCTGCGCTTTTACGCAGGTTCGCCAGACAATCACTGGCAGTGGCCTGCGGATGTGTTGGCCACACGCGGTGCGGTGCAAGGTCAGACGATCAACGCCCGCCCCACACTGACGATCAACAAGCTGCCGCAGCACGTAAGACAGGTCACCAATGACCAAAGACAAAACCGTCCGAGCGGCAAAGTTATACCCGCTGACGACAACGCCGATGTCGAAGTCGCCGAAATCTACAACGGCATGGTCAGGCACATTGAGTACATCTCAGACGCCGACGTCGCTTATGACACCGCCTGCGAAAACCAAGTCGCCTACGGCGAAGGCTACATCCGAATCCTGACCGAGTATTGCGACGACAACACGTTCGATCAGGACATCAAGATATCGCGCATTCGCAACAGCTTCTCGGTCTACATGGATCCAACCATCCAAGACCCATGCGGTGCGGATGCCAAGTGGTGCTTCATCACCGAAGACCTGCAGCGCTCCGAATATGAGCGCATGTTTCCTGACGCCAGCCCGCTCTCCACCTTGCAAGCGCAAGGCGTGGGCGACCAGTCGATCTCGCAGTGGATCAATCAGGATACGGTGAGGATTGCCGAGTACTACTACATCGAGTATGACAAGGCAACGCTGCACCTGTACCCCGGCAATGTGACGGCTTTCGAGGGTTCGCCCGAGGCCAAGCAGATGAAGCAGATGGGCATCAAGCCGGTGCGCAGCCGTCAGGTGGACGCCAAGCGGGTCAAGTGGTGCAAGACCAACGGTTACGAGATGCTTGAAGAGAATGACTGGGCAGGTCGCTGGATTCCGATCGTCCGCGTCATCGGTAACGAGTTTGAGGTTGAAGGCAAGCTGTACGTGTCGGGTCTGGTCAGGAACGCCAAGGACGCCCAGCGCATGTACAACTACTGGACAAGCCAAGAAGCCGAGATGTTGGCCTTGGCGCCCAAGGCACCGTTCATTGGCTATGGCGGTCAGTTTGAAGGGTACGAGACGCAATGGAAGACGGCCAACACGCAGAACTGGCCGTATCTAGAGGTCAATCCAGATGTGACAGACGGTTCTGGCGCTGTGCTGCCGCTGCCACAACGTGCAGCCCCACCGCTGCCACAAACGGGTCTGATTCAGGCCAAGATGGGCGCGTCAGATGACATCAAGTCGACTACAGGTCAGTATGACACCAGCTTGGGAGCGACATCCAATGAGCGTTCGGGCAAGGCGATTATGGCGCGCGAGCGTCAGTCTGACACTGGCACTTATCATTACGTGGACAATCTGGCACGGGCTGTTCGGCACGTCACTCGTCAGATCGTTGACCTGATCCCCAAAATTTACGACACCCAGCGTGTGGCTCGCATCATCGGTGTGGATGGTGATGCCGACATGGTCAAGCTCGATCCGACCCAGCCAGAACCCGTCAAAAAGATCGTTGACCAGAACAACATCGTCATCGACAAGATTTACAACCCAGGCGTGGGCAAGTACGACGTCGTGGTCACCACCGGCCCGTCCTACCTGACCAAGCGTCAAGAGGCACTGGACGCAATGGGCATGATCTTGCAGTCCAACCCGCAGCTCTGGCAAGTCGCCGGCGACCTGTTCATCAAGAACATGGATTGGCCGGGCGCGCAGGAGATGGCCGAACGGTTTGCCAAGATCATCGATCCGAAAATCTTGGCCGACAGCGACGAGTCGCCCGAAATGCAACAGGCCAAGCAGCAAATGCAGGCGATGGCGCAAGAGTTGGATCAGCTGCACCAGATGCTGCAAAACGTGGACAAGTCCATCGAAATGCAGGATCTGGAGCGCAAGAACTTTGAGGCCGAGATCAAGGCGTATCAGGCCGAAACCCAGCGGCTTACCGCTGTCTCTGGCGCCATGAACCCCGAGCAAGTGCAAGAGGTCGTCATGCAAACGCTGCGCGACGTCATGACTGCCGGCGACTTGGTCATGGAAGGCAACGGCATGGAGTTGCCGGGCGAAATGCCCGTAGCACCGCAACAAATGCAACAAATGCCGCCGGAAATGGGTATGATCCCACCTGAATCGGCTGAAATGCCGCCTGAAATGCTTAATATGCCGCCGCAGGAGCCGCAATTATGAAAGCCGCAGATTTCGTAGGGATGTTGTTTTTGGCGCGGGATGTCGCCCATTCGGTGCATCTGAACACCCGCAGCTTCTCAAAACACATGGCCTTGAACACGTTTTATGACACGATTATTGATTTGGCTGACAAGTTTGCTGAAGCCTATCAAGGCAAGTACGCGTTAATCGGGCCAATTTCGCTGCATTCGGCCAAAAAGACCGGCAACATTGTCGAGTTTTTGGAAGACCAGCTTGATGAAATTCATTCTGTACGCTACAAGGTCGTCGATAAAGAATGCACCGCCCTGCACAACATCATCGACGAGATTGAAGGGCTGTACATGTCAACGCTATACAAACTGAAATATCTTGCTTGAGGTAAAACATGGCAAATTACACCTACATCACCGCGTCTGCCAACATCAAACCGATGGCTGGCAAGCTCAAAGGCATTTTTGTCAGCGCCGCCTCCAGCACGCCGACCATCACTGTCTATGATTCGGCAGCCGCAACCACGACTACAACGATTCTTGGCACCTTCACGCCTGCCGCCGCAACGTCGTACCTGTTGCCTTTGGATGGCGCGTATGCTAAAAATGGTATCTATGTAGTGATTAGTGGCACGGTGAACGCCACGGTCATCTATGAATAATTTTGTTTTAACCGCACTGACGCGGTACGTCAGGGATTCTTTAGGAATCGACAATGTCTGAAGAAATGCAAAATCAGTTAGCGGATTCACCCGCGCCAGAACAGGCACCGACGGCAGAGCCTGTAGCTGTAGAAACATCAGCGCCGGAGAATGAACAGCCGACCGAACAGCAGACCAAGACCTTCACACAAGAAGAGCTAGATGCAATCGTAGGCAAAAGGCTTGCAAGAGAGCAAAGGAAGTGGGAACGTGAGCAGAGTCGTAGGGCGCAAACTGCACCTACACCTGCAGAGTTACCGCCTGTCGAGAATTTTGACTCCGTTGATGCGTATGCCGATGCACTGGCGACGCGCAAGGCTGAAGAATTACTGGCAAAGCGTGAACTTGAACGGCAACAAATGGATGCGCTTGAAGCGTATCACGATAGGGAAGAAGAAGCTCGGAGCAAGTATGATGACTTTGAACAAGTTGCATACAACCCCAAGTTGCCAATCTCTAACGCGATGGCTGAGACGATCCAAGCGTCGGATATTGGCCCTGATATTGCGTATTATTTGGGTTCCAATCCGAAAGAAGCCGCGCGTATAGCCGCACTGAATTCGCCCATCATACAGGCCAAAGAAATTGGCAAGATTGAAGCTAAATTGGCTTCTGAGCCGGTTTTAAGAAAAACGACCAGCGCCCCACCGCCCATCGCGCCTATATCAGGCAGAGGCTCTGGAACGCCCTCTTATGACACGACTGATCCTCGTTCGGTGAAGACCATGAGTACGTCAGAGTGGATTGAGGCGGATCGCCAGCGCCAGATAAAAAAGTGGGAAGCTCAACGTAACCGCTAACTTTTTAGGATATAAATCATGGCAAACTCGATTCTTACCATCGACATGATTACTCGGAAGGCTCTCGAAATCCTCGAGAACAACCTGGTACTCACTCGTAACGTTAACCGTCAGTACGACGACTCTTTCGCTGTTGAAGGCGCCAAGATCGGCTCCACACTGCGTATCCGTTTACCAGACCGCGCTCTGGTGACCGACGGTGCCGCCCTGCAAACTCAGGACGACAACGAACAGTACACCACGCTGACCGTGGCTTCGCAAAAGCACATCGGTATCAACTTCACTTCTGCCGAACTCACCATGCAGTTGGATGACTTCGCAGAGCGTGTTCTGAAGCCTCGTATTTCGCAGCTGGCTTCGAGCATCGATGCTGACGTTGCTAACGCATACAAAAACATCGGTAACTCGGTTGGCACGCCCGGCACCACTCCTTCGACTTCGCTCGTTCTGCTGCAAGCCCAGCAGAAGCTGAACGAAAACGCTGCTGTGATGTCGCCACGCTATGCCACTGTTAACCCAGCTGCTAACGCTGGTTTGGTTGAAGGCATGAAAGGTCTGTTCAATCCGACCGACACCATCAGCCGCCAGTTCAAGAACGGCATGATGGGCACCGGCGTGTTGGGCTTCGACGAAGTCAACATGTCTCAGTCGATCAAGCAGCACCTGACCGGTAGCTGGGGCACTTCGATCACTGTGACTTCGACTGTCACAACCGAAGGTCAGTCCACTTTGCCAATCAGCTTCACTGGTTCGAGCAAAACTTGGAATGTCGGCGACGTGTTTACTATCGCTGGCGTTAACGCTGTCAACCCACAGACTCGTGAGTCCACTGGTTCACTGCAGCAGTTCGTTGTGACTGCCGTTGCTACTGGTTCGTCCACCGCTACGCTGTCGATCTTCCCAGCTCTGTATTCCGCTGGTCAAGCTTTGGCTACTGTAGACGTGTTGCCACAAGCTAGCGCTGTGGTCACCATGTTGGGTTCGGCTGCTACTCAGTACGCTCAAAACCTTGTTTACCACAAAGATGCGATCACCTTCGCGACCGCCGACCTGCTGATGCCTCAAGGCGTTGACATGGCTTCCCGCCAAGTCCACAACGGCATTTCGATGCGTATTGTTCGTCAATACGACATTAACAATGACCGTCTGCCTTGCCGTATTGACGTTCTGTACGGCTACAGCACGATCCGTCCGCAAATGGCTTGCCGTATCTGGGGTTAACTTTGGTGGGGGCTTTGGCCCCCATTAACGATTCTTTTTAAAGGAAAATTATCATGGCACTTCCTAATGGTTCGGGCGGCTATCAGATCGGTGATGGCAACCTCAATGAAGCAATTATCAAATCGGTTCCTGTTCCAGCAACCGCTACCGCAACTGCAACCCTGACTGCTGCTCAAGTTTTGAACGGCATTCTGTTGGGCAGCCCCGGCACATCGGCAGCTAGCTACACACTGCCTACCGTGTCGGATCTGGAAGCAGCTCTGCCTAGCGCAACTAAAGCTGGCGTGTCGTTCGACTTTTCAGTCATGAACGTCGACGGCTCCAGCTCTGGCGTTATCACGCTAGTCGCCGGTACTGGCTGGACACTGGTGGGTCTGATGACTGTGGTGGCTACTGCAGGTACATCGCAAATGTTCCGCGCTCGTAAATCGGGCGATGGTGCTTGGACTCTGTACCGCCTTGGCTAAAAACCTGACGGGGGCTTCGGCCCCTGTTTTTTAAAGGAAAAATCATGTCAAATACGAAGCCGATTGGCGTTGCGTATACTGACCAGGACATTATTGGTGCTGACTATGTTTTGTCTCAGGGCCAACTGGGGTATACAACCGCTGCTCAAGGCACTGTGACTCAGGCTACCAGCAAATCAACTGCTGTTACTCTGAACACTTCTGCTGGTCAAATTACGATGAACAACGCTGCGCTGGCGTCTGTTACCAACGTAACTTTTACCCTTAATAACTCTCTTATCAGCGCAAATGACATTCTTATTTTGAACGTCTCCGGCGGGGCAACTTCCGGCGCGTACAACTGCTGGGTGTCGGGTCTTGGTGCAGGCACTGCGTCAATTACCGTTCGCAATATTTCCGGCGGCTCGCTGTCGGAAGCGGTAGTTATCAACTTTGCCCTCATCCACTGCCAGTAAAGCATAGGGGCTTCGGCCCCTATCTACACCTATGACCATATATCTACGACACCCTGTTCACGGCACCAAAGTCGCCACAATGGCAATGGAAGCCGAATATGATGAACAAAACGGTTGGGAGCGGTATAATCCCGACACGCCTTCGGCTCCCGAAGAAGCGGCGCCAGCCAACGAACTGGATGTCAAACGTCGTCGTAGCCGCCCACCCGTAGAGGCTGCGGCACCAGAATAAGGAGCCTGCATGGCAACCGCTTTCGACCAGATCAAGGCAGCACTCCGGCTGATTGGCCAGCTGGCCGAAGGTGAGGAACCTACGCCACAAGCTGCTCAAGACGCTTTGAACGCCATGAATCAAATGATTGATTCATGGAACACTGAGCGCCTATCCGTTTTTAACACCCAAGATCAAACCTATCTGTGGCCTGTTGGCGAGATCACTCGCACGCTAGGGCCATCAGGCGATTTTGTCGGTAACCGTCCGGTTTTGCTGGATGACGCGACTTATTACCGCGATCCGCAAACCAACGTGTCGTTTGGCATCAAATTCATTAACCAGCAGCAGTACGACGGCATTGCGGTCAAGACCGTGACGTCCACGTATCCGCAGGTGATGTGGATCAACATGGAGTACCCCAACATCACCATGACGGTGTACCCCAAGCCAACCCGTCTGTTGGAGTGGCATTTTATTTCGATTGAAGAGCTGTCTAGGCCTGCCACGCTAAACACCGAATTGTTCTTCCCGCCAGGCTACCTACGGGCGTTCAAATACAACTTGGCAATGGAAATCGCCAACGAGTTTGGTGTTGAGCCTATGCCGCAGGTAGTACGGATTGCTATGACGTCCAAGCGTAATCTGAAGCGCATCAACAATCCTGACGACATTATGTCCATGCCTTACTCGCTGGTCGCGACTCGTCAGCGGTTTAATATTTATGCAGGGAATTACTAAACCGTGAAAACGCCGATCTTAGGCCAATCCTATGTGGCTCGCAGCGTCAACGCTGCTGACAGCCGCATGGTCAACTTGTACCCTGAAGCGACTCCAGCGCCAGAGGGTAACGAGCCGGCCTACCTGAACCGGGCGCCAGGCTTGCGTAAGCTAGCAACTGTCGGTACTGGCCCCATCCGTGGCCTGTGGGCTTACGGTAATTACGGCTATGCCGTGTCAGGCGCCCGTCTGTATCGCATCGACACCAACTGGACGGTCACACCTATCGGTGCCGTTTCCGGCAGCGGCCCTGTGTCGATGGTCGACAACGGCACGCAGCTCTTCATCGCCGCTAACCCTGACGGCTACATCTACGATGCATCAACCGAAGCGTATGCCAAGATTACCGACGTAGACTTCCCAGGTGCGGTAACAGTCGGCTATCTGGATGGTTACTTCATCTTTCAGGAGCCTGATTCAGACCGTTTCTGGACATCTGAGCTGCTTGACGGCACCCAGATTGACCCACTGAGTTTTGCCAGTGCCGAAGGTATGCCGGACAATCTGGTGTCGCTGTTCGTTGATCACCGCGAGGTGTGGCTGTTCGGCACGCAGTCCGTTGAGGTCTGGTACGACGCCGGCACGACGCCTTTTCCGCTGGCTCGCATTCAGGGTGCGGTCAACGAACTGGGGTGCGCTGCGACTTACTCGGTTGCCAAGATGGACAACTCGCTGTTCTGGCTTGGGGCTGACGCCCGTGGCCAAGGCATCGTGTTTCGTGCGCAAGGCTACTCCGGCCAGCGCATTTCGACTCATGCGGTCGAGTATGCCATTCAGAGCTATGGCACGATCTCAGACGCGATTGGCTTTACGTACCAGCAGGACGGTCATTCGTTCTATGTGCTGACTTTCCCGACCGCCCAAAAGACGTGGGTGTTCGACATGGCTACCCAAGCCTGGCATGAGCGCGCCGGCTTTGCCAACGGTCAATTTATCCGTCATCGAGCAAACTGCCAGATGTTCTTTAATAACGAGGTTGTCGTCGGCGACTTCGAAAACGGCAAAATTTACGCGTATGACTTGGACGTGTTTGCTGACGACACGCTGCCGCAAAAGTGGTTGCGGTCATGGCGGGCGTTACTTACCGGCCAGAACAACTTGAAACGTACCGCCCAGCACACCTTGCAGCTGGAATGCGAGACAGGCGTGGGTATTGTGACTGGCCAAGGCGACGACCCGCAAGTCATGATGCGCTGGTCTGATGATGGTGGCCACACCTGGTCAAACGAACACTGGACGGGCATGGGCAAGATCGGCAACTACGGCTATCGTGCTTTCTGGCGCCGTCTGGGTATGACTGATAAGCTGCGCGACCGCGTCTACGAGGTGTCCGGCACCGACCCCGTCAAGATTGCCATCATGGGCGCCGAGTTAGTATTGTCCGGCACCAATGCCTAACCCAGATAACGAGCCGCAACTACCCAAGAACCAGTCGCCAATTATTGACGACCGGACGGGGCTTGTTGCGCGTGATTGGTATCGATTTTTTCTAAATCTGCTTAACCGGACAGGCTCTGGCACAGTCACGTCGGTTGATGTTTCCGGCGGCACAACGGGCTTGACGACGTCAGGCGGCCCTGTAACGACGTCTGGCACCATTACGATGGCCGGCACACTAAATGTCGCCAATGGCGGCACGGGAGCCACTACTGCCGCAGGCGCCCGCACTAACCTTGATGTGCCTAGCACAACGGGATCCGGCGCGTCAGGCACTTGGGGTATCGACATTACCGGCAATGCTGCCACGGTCACCAACGGCGTCTATACAACAGGCTCGTATGCGGATCCAACTTGGATTACTTCGCTTGCAGCATCCAAGCTGACCGGCACGGTGGCAACGGCTGCCGGCGGTACGGGCTTGTCGTCTATAGGCACGGCCAATCAACTGCTCGGCGTTAATAGCGGCGCTAGCGGGCTAGAGTACAAGTCTCTGGTAGCCGGCACCAATATCACCATCACACAGGGTGTCGGTACGGTAACGATTGACTCGTCCAACCCTGGCGGTACGGTGACGTCAGTCGGCCTGTCGTTGCCTGCGCAGTTCACGGTCACAGGCTCGCCGGTCACCGGCAGCGGTACGCTGACCGGCGCGTGGGCCAGCCAAACGGCTAATTTGGTATTTGCCTCGCCTAATGGCTCAACAGGCGTGCCGACCTTCCGTTCGCTGGTGACAGCTGACATTCCTGCGCTGTCCTACGTTAGCTCAGTGACCGGCACGTCGCCGGTAGTGTCTAGCGGTGGCTTGACACCGGCCATCAGCTTGGCGTCCGGCTACGGCGACACGCAGAATCCTTATGCTAGCAAAACCGCCAAGTTCTTTTTAGCGGCTCCTAATGGTGTAGCTGGAGTGCCAACTTTCCGTGCAATTGTTGCAACGGATATACCTACGCTGAATCAAAACACTACTGGCACAGCTAGCAATGTAACGGGTACTGTCGCTATTGCAAATGGAGGTACAGGGCAAACTACTCAGCAAACAGCGCTTAACGCTCTTGCCGGAGCTGTTACTTCAGGCTCGTATTTGCGCGGTAATGGCACTAACGTGGTCATGTCTGCTATTCAAGCAGCGGACGTGCCGACCTTGAATCAGAACACTACTGGCACAGCGTCAAACGTCACTGGAACAGTTGCTATTGCAAATGGCGGCACGGGGCAGACAACCAAAACGGCGGCTTTTAATGCGCTTACGCCAATGTCAACGCTTGGCGATACTGAATACCACGATGGAACTAACGCAGTACGGTTAGCAGGTAATACAAGCACGACAAAACAGTTTCTGTCTCAAACGGGCACAGGCGTTGTTAGCGCCGCGCCGGCTTGGTCTACAGTTACAAAAACGGATGTTGGGTTAGGCAATGTAGAAAACACAGCGTTATCTACTTGGGCTGGATCGACTAACCTTACGACTTTAGGCACCGTAGGCACTGGCACATGGAATGCCACTACTATCGGCGTTACTAAAGGAGGTACGGGTTTAACTAGTATTGCCGCTCTATCTGTGCCGGTAGCTAATACCGCAAACACCTATACAACGGTTACTGGTACTGCCGGGCAATCTATCCGCGTAAACGCGGGCGGCACAGCATGGGAGGCTTACACTCCTACATCCGGCACGGTTACTTCGGTTACCGGTACTTCACCTGTAGTGTCTTCCGGCGGCGCAACACCCGCTATCAGTTTGGCAACAGGATATGGCGACACGCAAAACCCGTACGCTAGTAAAACAGCTAACTTTGTCTTAGCAGCACCTAACGGTTTGGCGGGCGTGCCAACATTTAGGGCCATTGTTGCAGCCGATATACCGACGTTAAACCAAAACACTACAGGCACCGCGTCAAATGTGACGGGTACGGTAGCAATCGCCAACGGCGGATCAGGCCAAACAACAGCTCAGGCGGCTATGAACGCGTTTGCAGGTGCGGTCACTTCGGGCCAGTATCTGCGCGGTAATGGCACCAACGTGGTCATGTCGGCTATCCAAGCAGCAGACGTGCCGACCCTGAATCAAAACACCACGGGTACAGCCAGCAACGTCACCGGAACAGTTGCTATAGCAAACGGTGGTACGGGCCAAACAACTAAAGTTGCGGCTTTTGACGCCTTGTCGCCCGCGTCTACTAAGGGCGATTTAATTGCGTTTGATGGCACGGACAATGTTCGCCTGCCGGTGGGCGCTGATGGACTGGTATTACAAGCGGATTCCACCCAGACTACCGGTCTTAAATGGGCTGTCGCCGGTAGTTCAGGCGCCACCATTACAAACGACACCTCGACATCGACGAATGTCTACCCGACGTTTGCAGCGGCAACGTCTGGCACCCTGTCGACGATCTATACCAGCAATGCAAAACTACTATACAAACCTAGTACGGGTGAATTAACATCCACGGCAGTAGTGGCATCTAATGGCATATTTGTCAATAATTTAACTATTAACACCAGCTACACGATTGCCACGGGCACGTCCGGCATGTCGGCGGGGCCAATTACGGTGGCAAGTGGCGTAACGGTAACGGTGGCCAGTGGGTCACGATGGGTGGTAGCGTGAACGCGGTTGAGCTATTTGATCCTGACAGCACGGCGGTGGTTACGCCAGAGGTAATGCGGCAAAAAGTCGTTGCGCTGCAAGATGAATTGCTGCAAATGCCACAAGCCGACATTGTCACCGTGCATACGTTTTTGCCGGGGGTGTACGAACGAAAGATTATCGTGCCGCCGTGGACAGTATTGACGGGCGCAGCGCACAAAACGGACTACCGCGTGCGGCTGGAAAAAGGCACAATAGCTGTCAATATTGACACCGAAGTGGTGGTACTGACAGCACCCTGTGAGTTTGACGCCAAGGCAGGTGAGCAGCGCGCCGGGCGGGTGTTTGAAGATGAAGTGGTGTGGGTGGACATTTACCCTAACCCAGACGACTGCCAGGATTTGAGTGTTATTGAAGATCGGTTGTATGTAGTGCCCGAATGCGGATTAGGTGATACGCGCAGACGGTTGGCAATTGAATCAGCGCAAGCGGACTACCAACTGTTTTTAGAGCAGTTAGGGGTAGACCAAGACACAATGGACGCCATAGTGACCATTGAAAGCGATTTGATTGATATGCCGGAAGGGCACGACGTAGAGCTAAAGGCGTCGCCGGTGCATGGTATTGGGATGTTTGCAACGCGGCACTTTTTTGCAGGTGAAGTTATTTGCCCAGGCCGATTAGATGGTAAGCGTACCCCAGCAGGGCGGTACATTAACCATTCGCACGATGCCAATGTAACACCGTACAAGTTTGGTGATGATATTTACGCTATAGCGTTAAAAGATATACCCGTTGGTAACGAACTTTTTGTAGATTATAGAGCCTCTATGCGCGTAAATTTTGGGCTTTATTTATCAGGAGAAACATTATGTCTGGATGGACAGCAGCAGCAATCGCCGGCAGCGCCGTTATTGGCGGTATAGCCAGCGGACAAGCAGCTAGAGAACAATCAAAAGCTTCTGACCGCGCAACTGCTGCGCAGGAGCGCATGTTCAATAAACAAGTTGAATTGCAAGAACCGTTCCGTCAAGCAGGCGTTAATGCGCTACCTGAGCTGGTCGCTGCTTCCCGCTACACACCGTTTAGTATGGAGCAGTTTCAGCAAGACCCCGGTTATGCGTTCCGTATGCGTGAAGGTTTGAAAGCGCTGGATCGTTCAGCCGCCGCACGCGGTGGTTTGTTGTCAGGCAATCAGCTGCGCGGCGTCACTCAGTTTGGGCAAGACTTGGCGTCACAAGAATACACCAACGCATTTAACCGCTATCAAGCGGAACGCGCGGCTCGTCTGAACCCACTGCAAAGTCTTGCCGGCATGGGGCAGACTAACGCAGCGACTATGGCTAATCAAGCAGGGCAGTACGGCCAAGCGTTGGCTCAAAACGCCATAAATCAAGGCAACATCCGCGCGTCTAGCTATATGGGCGGGGCAAATGCCTTGACAGGCGGAATTGGTCAATATCTGAATTATCAGCAAAATCAAGACTGGATGCGTAAATTTTTCCCGCAACAACAGCCAAGTGGAGCATCGCCGTTAGGTATGCCAGGCAATCCGTTTCCCTTTGACGTTAACCCTGAGAGATAACTTATGGCCGGTATCGATTACACCATCCCAGGGCAGTTTAAACCGATTCAGCTTGAATCGCCGATGAACGCTATGACACAAGCCATGCAGTTGCGCGGGCTGCAAGAAGCGGCGCAGATGAATGCGTTGAAGATGCAAGAGTATCAGCAACAGCAACAAGAAAGCAACGAGTTAGCGCAAATCATACGCAACCCAAAGCTTAAATATGGATCGGCTGAATTTTTTGCTGAAGTAGCTGCCCGTGCCCCGCGCCGCTATGCAGATCTTGCGGCAGGCTACGAAAAGCAAAAATTAGGTGAAGCAGCGGAAGAAGAGCGCAGACAAAAAACACTTAAACATGAATTTGAACAGCGCCAACTTAAACGTGAGTTTGGTTTGCGCAAGATTGCTAGTGCTAAAGACTACCAAAGCGCCGTAAGTTTGATTGAACGCGGCATACGTACCGGCGAAATTAACCGAGAAGAAGGCGACGATATGTTGGGGCAGCTTCACGCAACCGGCCCCGATACCGATATGGCGCAGTTTAGAAGTAACGTGTTGACTAACTTGCTGCCAGCAAAAGAAGCGTTGACTGCTGAGTCAGATATTAAAAAAGCTCAGCTAGGTGTTCGCAAAGAGAGCGGCGAAGTTGAAGCTAAAGAATTAGACCGCAGTTTAACTGGGTTTAATAGCGTCTATAACCCCGCGTTTATTTCTACTGTAGATAAAAATGTTGGGCGCGCGCAAGTTACGCAGCGCCTAAAGGCTATGTACGAGCACCCTATATTGGGTGCAGAAGCTAAAAAATTCATGCCTTATGAAGCAGCATTACAACAGCATCTTGATGCGTATGGACGAGACCCAGAGGGTTACGCTGGTACGCTGATGGGTTTGACGGGCGAAAAGATTATAGAAACGCGCCAAAAAGCAGAAGAACGCCGCGAAAAAGATATTCGTGCTGCGTTTGACGAGTACACGCTTGAAACCTCAATGACCGGTAAGTACGCAATGCCGTACTCGGAATTTAAAGCCGATTATTTATCTAAACAAGGCGCTGCTTCCTCACCCGCACCTGAACCTGCTATTGCACCAGCAACAGCTTCAACAGCTGAATCAACTGCCGTTGCGCCGCGCATGGTTGAAGCGCAAGGTTTTGGTAGAAATGTAGCGCGCCCTGAAGCTGCGCCAACGCCAGAAAAGGCTGCGGAAGCTGAAATTGCTTCGCTTCCTCCCGTTGAAGTAACTTACGGAATTCCTGGCATATCGTCTGCAGTAGTAAATCTATTAAGAGGCACCCCAGAAGGCCGCCGCAAATTGGCAGAATTGGCGCAAGCAGAACATAGCCCTGCGGCGGCTGCAAAACGTAAGTTGGATAGTGATCGCTTGCAAGCGGATCTCGAGCACCGAAAGTTTATGGAAAACATTGCGTTGCGAAGCGAAAACCGCCAAGCAGATATTGCAAAAGAAAACGCGCGTCATGCAAAAGTTCTTGAGGGCATACAGAAAAATCAATACTATTTGTTGGCTGATAAACCCAATCAAATTGCCAACACCCAAGTTGACGATAATGGCACCGTTACGCATTTTAATGCGCGGGGGCAAGTTATTAGGTCTATACCTAACGCAGGTAAGCGTAGCCCTGCGCTGATTAAACAAGAGCAGGCTAAAGCTGAAGCCTTACGCACAGTAGAGTCTCTGATTCCTGATGTAGAAGAGATGATCAAAAACGGCGGTTTGATTGATCAATCTACAGGCAGCGGTGCGGGCCGACTTGCTGACGTGGGGGCGGAGTTTTTTGGTTATGCTACCGAAGGCTCTATCGCGTCTAGCCGTTTAGAGCCTATTGCCGCCATGATTACTATGACTGTACCGCGTTTTGAAGGCCCTCAGTCGGAAGCGGATCGTAAATTTTACGAACGCGCTGCAGGTGACTTAGCTAATCCAAGACTACCCGCAGACAAACGTAAAGCAGCGGGCGAAATTGTTTTGAAATTTATGAAACAACGCAAGAATCAATTTGCGTTAAAAGGCACTGAACTTGATGTTGGCGGCGCAGGAGCTGTTGAGCCTCCAGCCGGTTATGTACGGGATAAATAATGGCGATCGAAACCGCAACCAACCCTAAGACCGGCGAACAGGCTGCGTTCGTTGACGGTAAGTGGTTGCCGATTACAGAGACGGCCACTAACGCAGAAGGTAAGAAAGCCTACCTTATTGGCGGTAAGTGGATAACTGACGAGCCGGCAGCCCCACCTGCACCTGAACCGGTGACTAGCGAAGTGCCCGGCCCTCGCCGGCAACCTCCTGCGTGGGCAAAAGAATATCCTTTTGCGTATAACATTGCTAGTGAAACACGCGAATTAACGGGGCCGCTCATAGAAGTTGGAGGCGCTTTAGCTGGAGGCGCGTTTGGTGCCCCCGCAGGGCCTCTAGGCGCAGTTATGGGTTCCGCTGGAGGGTACGGAGCCGCTAGAGGGTTGTTACGCCAAGCAGATATTGCGCTAGGCAACGAACCTGCCATGACGACTGGCGAAGGTTTGGCCGCTGGCACTCGCGATCTGCTGATGGGCGCTATTTTTGAAGCGGGCGGTCAGGTTGCTGCGCCTTACGTAGACAAGTTGCTGCAGGCAGGATCTAGCGGTGTTGGCAAGCTGTATGACATGCTGACAGGCCAAATAGGCCAACAAAAAGCCGCCAAGATTTTGCGTGACACATTAAAGCTAGACGACGTTGCGTTGGCAAATGCCATTAAAGAGTCACGCGGCGCAGCTAGTGATTTAACCGCCGCGCAATCCATTGCTGGGCTTAATTCACCCACGACACAAGCGCTGCTTGCGGCAGCCGCTGAACGTAAACCTAGTTTTGTGTTGAGCACTGCCCAAGCGCAAGAAGCCGCCCGGCTAAATAAGTTAGCCGAGCTTGCTGGCGGTGAGTCTCAAGCAGCAGCTCGCGGTGCGCAAAAAGAAGCTAAAAATGAACTGCGGTATAGATTGTTGCCCCAACTAGAAGCTGATATGGCAGCGGCTAATATGGGGGGCACATTGGGGATGCAACTACGCGCGCAGGCCGAACGTATGGGCACTGTTGCCGAGCAAAAAGTTGGGGATGTACGCCGTATGGCACCAGCGGCAGAACGACTAGCTAAAGCCGGTAGCGAACGCGGTGCTGCCGAGCGTGGTCGGCCTGTGCCGGGGCGCTACACCTATGAAGGTGAACTAGCCAAACGCGCCGAACAAGTAGCGGACGACGCGGCGGCTGGTTCGCTTATATTTGGTGAGGCATCGCGGTTTGCAACAGCTGCGGCTAACAGCCTTGAAGCACACGGGCTAAAGCCTCTTAAAATTGAAAAAGTTACCAACTACATCGATAATCTGTTGGCTGACCCCAAACTTGCCCCAGGTAACCGCGATCTGGTGCGTTTGCTCACCATGCTCAAAAATGATTTGGTTAAGTGGACGAACGCCGGCGGCGTTATTGATGCGTGGGCGGTAGATACAATCCGCAAAAACTTAAACGCCAACGCACGGCGTATAGCCGGTGCAGATCCTACCGCGCAAAAAGAGTTAGCCGCCAAAGTTAGCCAAAGCGTCAACCCTATTTTGGTAGACGCAATTGAAGCAGCTGGCGGTACCGGTTACCGCGCGTATTTGGAAGCTTACTCGCAAGGCTTAAAAGCTGTTGGCGAAAAGAAGCTGAGCGCTAGGGCGATGGAAATGTATCAAAACGATCCAAACGCTTTTATTAAGTTAGTTGAGGGCAACAACCCGAAAGAAGTTGAGAAAGTATTCGGTGCGGGCAGCTACGACATTGCTAAAGAGCTGAGCGCCAAAGCCATGCAGACACTTAAAGGCGTGGCAGCCGAAGTCAAACGTGATATTAGCGTCACAAAGCAAACAGCTGCGGGTCAAGAAGCGCTGCGCGAACTATTGAAACTTGAGCTGAAAATGCCCCGCGCGCCAGGATTGCTTAGCGCTGCCGCTACAGTTACCAACACCATGTTGGCCGCGTTAGAGAAAAAGCTGGGTAAATCCGTCATGGATAAGCTGACCCGCGCATCTCAATCAGGCCAAGATTTGGCGCGGCTTTTGGATACTATGCCGGCGGTTGAGCGCAATACTATACTTCGTGTGCTCAATAACCCCCAAGAATGGATGATAATTCCGAAAGAAAGTAAAGGCGCGGTGGTTAATGTATTGGCACCGGAAAACCGAAATAAATTAAGGAATGACTAGATGGCATCCCTAACCCCAACACCCAAGCAGCAGTTCTTCGACGCCAATGGCAATCCGCTGGTCGCCGGTAAGGTCTACACCTACGCCGGCGGCACGACGACGCCGATTGCAACCTACACTGACCAAGCTGGCGCGACAGCCAACACGAACCCAATCATCTTGGATTCGCGCGGCATGGCCAACATCTGGCTGCAGCCGACCGTTGCGTACAAGTTCGTCGTCACCGATGAGAACGATATTACCCAGTACACCACGGACAATATCTTGGTGCCTGTGGACAACCTGTCGTTCTCCTCACCGCCTCCCATCGGTGACGTGGCGCCTAACACCGGCGCGTTCACGACCCTATCGGCCACGCTGGATGTGACCTTCTCCGGTACGGGCTATGTTCAAGTGCCTTCAGGGGCTACGACCGACCGGCCTGCAACGCCTGCCGAAGGTATGTTCCGCTACAACACCACGCTGGATGTCTTTGAGGGCTACTCCAACAGCTCTTGGGGCCAAGTGGGCGGTGCGGGAGCCACAGGTGGTGGGCCAGACGAAGTCTTCTATGAAAATGACCAGACGGTCACGATCAGCTATACAATCCCGTCAACCAAGAACGCCATGTCAACCGGCCCAATCACGCTGGGCGCGGGCTTTAGCGGCACCGGTAGTATTGCAGGCACGACGTTGACGATTGCGTCGGTTACCACCGGCGCTTTGGGTGTAGGCTCGGTCATCACCGGATCAGGCGTGACTGCCGGCACAACAATCACGGCGTTGGGCACGGCCACTGGTGGCGCGGGTACGTACACAGTCAGCGCTTCGCAGTCGGTATCATCTACGACGATTACTGCTGCGGTGATTGTCACCGTCTCGTCCGGCGCTCGGTGGGTTGTACTTTGATACAAGGATAAATTATGTCTTCTTTAGTTCTTTCAGGTGACACCAGCGGATCGATTACAGTGTCAGCCCCTGCGGTTGCAGGATCGAATACACAAACGCTGGTTGCGACCACAGGTACGTTGGCCCCTATTGTGTCGGGTACAGTAGTTACTACCACCGGTGGCACTAGTATTGACTTTACTAGTATACCGTCTTGGGTAAAACGAATTACGGTGATGTTTAATGGTGTGTCTTTATCTTCAACCGCGTCGTTTTTAATTCAACTTGGTGATGCTGGAGGAATTGAAAATACAAGTTATGTAAGCCTGTCCACGCTTGCAGCTAGCACTGTAAGTACCGCATCAAGTACTTCAGGTTTTTTAATTTCTGCTGGAACTGCGGCCAGAAGTTATCAAGGAGTCATGCAGATTTGTTTGGTAACGTCAAACACTTGGGTAGAGGGCGGCAACTTTAATGACGGAGTAGGAAACACTATTTCTAGTTCTGGCGCTAAAACCCTATCTGACACATTGACGCAAATTAGAATTACGTCTACTAGTACAGACACTTTTGACGTTAATGGCGGCATTAACATCCTTTACGAGTAAGAGGTCAATCATGCACAGAATCGTTGTGAACGTACAAACAGGCGAAGTGACCCAAGTTGAGCTGACGGCTGAAGAGATCGCAGCGATCGAGGCTGCCAAAGCGCTTGTCGAGCCACCGGCTGAACCCTCTGCGGAGCAATAATTATGGCTGTTACTCTGAATGCATCCACCTCAACGGGCTATATCCAGACTGCTGACACCAGCGGCGATCTAGCCCTTCAAAGCAATGGCACAACGCAGTTTAACGTCACGTCTACCGGCGCGTATGGTCAACTAAAAGCAAGCACTGTAATTACGACTACTGGCGGCACTAGCATTGACTTTACCAGCATTCCATCATGGGTAAAGCGAATTACAGTAATGTTTAATGGTTTAAGTCTTAACAGCACATCTACCCTTCGGTTTAGGTTGGGTACTGGCGGTGCAGTTGAAACTTCGGGATACGTAGGTACAACTATCAATGCAGCATCATCCCCTACAGTGCAATCGTTTACAGCAGGTTTTGATATGTATGGCGGGTTGACTGCTGCAACGGCTGCGTATGGCGCGGTAACATTTTCGCTGATCGGCAGTAATGCGTGGGTTGCAAACGGAATCATAGCCACATCGTTAGTGGGCGCAAATTCCATCTCTGGCACAAAAACACTTGCTGGTACGCTAGATATGGTTCGCATTACCACAGTTAGTGGTACAGATACTTTTGACGCTAACGGTGGCGTTAACATTCTTTACGAGGGCTGATTATGGCAGTCACGATTAGCGGCACAGATAACTTTATCCTGAACGCAGATACGCTAGGCACAGCCGTTGCAGGTGCGTTTGATTATGACGGTAAGGTGTTTTACGCAACGCCTCAAGGCACTCAGCGTGGTGTTGTTCCGGGAGCGCAGTTCTTCCGTCTAGATTCCGCTTTGGCTGGTGCTAACGTCAACACAGCGCAAAACGTGCTTGGTGTTGGTGTAACACTGTCTGCGAGTACGGTGTATGCGTTTGAAGCTGTATATGCGCTTAGTAAATCTGCTGGCACTACTAGTCATTCAGTAGGGCTGGGGTTTGGCGGCACGGCAACACTAAACAATATTGCATATTCAGGAGTTTTTGTCGGTACAAATACTTCTTTTACGACCGATGGTGTAGGTACGATTGGCATCTATATCCAAACTGCGGCAAACACAACCTTTAGCCAAGGCTCATCGTCCGCAGCAACTCAAACCAAAACTTACAATATAAAGGGTACAGTTTCTGTCAACGCTGGCGGCACGTTCATACCGCAGTACACATTGTCGGCAGCGCCGGGTGGTGCGTACACAACAGCGGCAGGTAGCTACTTCTTGATTTATCCTATTGGCGCATCAGGCGCTAACACTAGCGTTGGAACATGGGCCTAAGATGGATTCGCAAGTCCTTTTCAATATCGCGGTGGCGATTGCTGGATTCTTTGGAGGCTGGGTGTTGAACAACATCCACCGATCCATCGACCGGCTGGACACCGACGTGCGCGCCATGCCGCACACCTACGTGACCCGTGAGGATTACAAGGAAGACATCCGTGACGTCCGCGACATGCTGACCAAGATATTCGACAAGCTCGACCACAAGCAGGACAAATAACCACTAAGGAGCCATTATGAAAAGCTACTTTCTTGCCCGTGCTAAAGAGCCATCCACTTGGCGTGGCGCCATGCTGTTCCTAACCGCCATCGGTATACCCATCGCCCCTCAACTAGCCGAGTCGATCATCGCAACCGGCCTGGCAGTCGCCGGTCTGATCGGTGTCGTCGCGCCAGACAAGCAGTGAAAGAGAACTTCGACGCGGCGTTAAAAGCCGTCTTGATGCACGAAGGGGGTTTTAGTAACCACAGACTCGACCCCGGCGGCATGACCAATTTGGGCGTCACCAAAAAGGTGTGGGAAGCATGGATAGGCAAAGCTGTTGGCGAAAAAGAGATGCGCGCATTGACCCCGGCTACAGTGGCACCGATGTACCGCAAGAAGTATTGGGATGCGGTCAAGGCCGACGAGCTGCCAACGGGTCTGGACTATCTGATGTTCGACTTTGCGGTGAACGCTGGCCCTGGCCGCGCCATCCAGACCATGCAGAAAGCCCTTGGCACCAAGCCTGACGGTGTCATCGGCCCCAAGACGATGGCCGCCTTGAAGGCCGCCGATCCGACGGACTTGATTGCCAAGTTCAGCATGGAGAAGGAGTTGTTTTACAAGGCGCTTCCAACATTTGCCACCTTCGGTAAAGGCTGGCTGCGCCGGGTGGACGAGACGAAGTCACATGCGGTGACGATGCTGGCGTAGTTGCCGGCACACCGCGCGGTCTTGCGGCGACATGTCGGGTGCAATCTCAACCACACCGCACTCAGCAGGCGTGGGGCGGCGCTCTTCAGGGATAAAAAGCGCCAGAAAGCCGACAGTGGCCACCACGATGGCTGCGTAGTAGATAAGGACAAGTTCTTTCATACGCTCAACAGTCGACCTAAAAATTTCACCACCGGCGACTCGTAGCGCACCGGCACGCCCAGCATGATGTCCTGCACAAAGCGCTCTTCAGGCGTTGCAGGTTTAGCGTAAAACTCCGGCACATAGTGCGCGCCGATCTTAGGGGGTTCTTCTCTGATAAAGTATCCATCACGAAGCATCTTTTTTCCTCCTGTCTTCATTTGCGCGGCGAGCGTCAACGCCTTTCTTTTTTATTAACGCTGCCTCTTGGTTAGTATAGATCGATTTGCCGACCTGGACGTTGCCAGCAATCCACACCTCGGCGGTGTAGGCGCTGCACTTGCATGAGTCACAGCGTCGTTGGCGTCGAATGCCGCCTGGCTGTTGGTTGGTGTTCACAACGAACGTCTTGGAGCCACAATGCTGACATTTCACGGTTTGATGGCCCCCGACATGATTTCAATCCGCTCACGGGCGTCGCGCAGGGCGCAGTACCGCTGATGCAGGCGCTGCAGGTGCGAGGCGCGGCGCTCATGCAGCTGCTCTTGCGTTAGCAGCGCGAACACCTCATCTTCCGACAGCGATGGCAGGACGTCATTCAGGGCGCGCCAGCTTTGCTTTTTCATCTTCAATCCTTTGTTCAATTTCGGCGACCTTTTCGACCGCCCGCTCAAATGCTCTGGCCATCTGGTTTAGTTCCTTCTGGCGTATGCGCTCCTCTGCCCGTGCGCCGGGCAACTTGGCCTTCCAGTAATCAATTCTTTTCACGTTGTTCGGCCTCCAGTTCACGCAGGTCGTTGGCAACGTCCGAGACGCCGTGCCAGTCACTGCGGGCGATCATGACATGCAGGTAGTCAATCAGAATCTCGCGCTGTGTTTCGTATTTCGTAAAGTCAGTCATTTGCTTGTCTCCTTGGGTTTGTTGAATTTTGCCATTGGTATGACACGTTTGCTGCCGTCTAGCATCTCGATATGCACGAAGCCTTGCGAGGCTGCCCAGCAACCGTAATACGCGCGGTTTAGCCCGTCAATGTCGAAGGCCATGCGCATCCCGTAGCACCAGCTGGGGTGATCTTGGGTTAGCACCGTCTGCACATGCACGTCGTCGTAGGTCAGATAACCAGGCTCGGCGGCAAGCACGGGTGCTGCGAATAGTAGGGGTAGTAGGTATCTCATTTCAGTGCCTCCATTGCGATGTCTGAGATGGCTCGTTTGTCGTGCAGGGCGGCGTAGATCTTTTCGTCAACTGTCTTCTCGGCGAGTAGGATATACACCCACACATCTTGCCGCTGGCCAGAGCGGTGCAGGCGTCCAATGACCTGCTCGTAGAGTTCGAGAGACCAGGGCAAGGACAGGAAGACCATGTGGCATCCGCCGTGTTGTAAGTTAAGACCGTGTCCTGCTGATTTTGGATGGACGGCAAGGAGTTCGATCTCACCTTTGTTCCATCGCTCAATCGCTCGGTCGTCGTCGAGGGTGGCAAGCTTCGGATAGCGGCGACGAAGTTCTGCCACCTCTTCCTGAAACTGGTAAACCAGCAGTGTATTGGCATGTTGATTTTCCTCCAGTAATTCGTCCAATCGATCAAACTTATGGCTGCTAAACCAGACAGCCTCTTTGCTGCTCGTAAACTTGCCCGGCGCATCAGACGCCTCGCGGCTGCTGTCGTAGACAAACCCAGACGCCATCTGCTGCAGCTTGCTTG